AGTTTAAATGCACCTCCACCCATTGTTATGGTGTAGGCCCCGCCTATTCTGTCAGTTTTACTACCCTTAATATAAACCTCTTGATTACCATCAATAGTAATACAATCACCCAATTCAATATGTGTATTTCTATTTCCTAAAATAATATTATAATAATCATTCACAATCTTATCAACTTTTATACCTACATTATGAATTTCTGTAAAGGTTCCTGTACGATGATACCAATGTAATCTTTCATGACCGGGAGTATCATCCATTTCAATAATATGGCCACTCTCTGTTTGATGAACATGGTTATATGGATATAAAGCCGCCCAAGGAGGATTAGGTTCAGACCAAGTACTTCCACTAGCACACGGAATATTTACTTGTCCTGCAAGTCTATTAATTGATTTTTCATATACTATACCTGAAATTAATGGATCGGTAAAAATTGTATTACCCCGTGTACCTCTAGCCAATCTATTGGTAGTGGGCTCTTTAAGATAATTTAAATTTCTAGTAGTGGAAATTAATGATAGAGGATCATCTTCACTTAAAGGGGCTAATCCCGTATCAGGAAATGTAGACCTTACCGGATTCTCAATCAGTTGAACGATAAACGGGGGTGATCCTGATTTCCCAGCAGAAATTAATTGCGATACAGGGAAATTTGAATATTCACCTTTCACATGAGCAGGATCATCAGTAGGTTTAGCACCTTGTTTGAGTGAAACATTTTCAGATATAACAACCTCTTGATGGTTGTCAGCAGGATCTGGAGAAGCATTATGTAGAATAGAAGCTGGCTCCCTCGGAACAGCTTGGTTTGCAGTTTTACTTGTAAAGTTATAATTTAATGCTCTTGGCCCCATCTCATCTTGATACATTGGATGACCAGATTGACCAACATCACCCTCAGGCTGTCTAGGATCAAGAAAACCTTTTTGTATATTTTCACCCTTAGCATCTCTCTCAGGAATACCACCAAATGTACCAAAAAACATAGGTTCGTTTGCACTTTCACCATCTCTGAAAAATCCCAATACCCATGTACCTTCTACAGGCCCCAATGGAGTTGTTCCTATTCCTGTTTGAGCAGCAGAGGTAATCGGTTGGACAGGATACGCCCAAGGTAAAGATTCTGTAGATTGTTGTGCTTTTTCTTCTGTATTCCAACCCAGAATTCTAACCTTACATCTGCCAAGATAGAGGGGGTCATGACGGTCTTCGACAACTCCTTGCCACCAAACAAATCCTTCTTTTCCCATAAAATATGACATAGTATTAACCTTTAACTTACGCCCGTTTGTGATGCATCATTTGTATCTGGAGCATTAACGACATGTGTATTTGTTAAATTGCCGCCGCGCCATGGTTCCTTTATAGAATCCTTTATGGCCTCAAAATCTATTGTATATCTATCATGTGTAAAATTATGTTTTAATTTTGTAATTAAATATTTTCCACTTAGATATTTATGTTCCCCTGAACCAGATCGATCAACACTTTGAGCTCCCCTGTCCTTAAGACTAGGAGTTGGTATTTTTAAATCTATTACATCACCAACCATTCTACATGATCTTCCCGGTGCTCTAACATTTACCTTTATATTATTAATTTGTTGTTGCTGAACAATTCGTTGTTGCATCCATTGTTCCACTCGGTTGGGTACTATATTTAATGGTCCCATTGGTGCACCATGTTTTACCGTTTGTATTCCAATACCATTCTTGAAATGGTTAATAGAATCATGTCCTAAGGATGTAGGATAAAAACTAACATGTGCATCCGGTGACCCTAATGCATGTTGTTCGATTGTACATAACTCTCCAGCATCTAAATGAGAAAAACCATCCGCAAAATTTTTCTTATCTTGTGCCGTTATGACCTTATCAATTTCCTCTGTAGAACCATCAGAATTAACAATCGTTTCTACTCTTGCATCCATAGGAAGAATATAATTAAAATCTGTAACATCATATTTCATTCTAACCAAATCATGTGTCAATAATTTATTTGCATACATTCCTTTTGTTAAATTTTCTAACACATCAAAATTTGAAATGAATTGATATTCTTCTATTCCAATGGCCTCCATAGCCGCATGTTCTGCTCTTGATTTAGATGGATCCTCAAAGTGTTTTGGCCAAATTGTATAAGTCTCTTTACTTCTAATATCTTTCATAGTATATTGTCCTTCTTGTGGACTAGTACCAATAGGATCATCCGGAGGATTTATATATCCCATACCACCACCAGACATAAGTGTTTCTAAAGAAACAAAATGAAATCCTGTAGTTGTTTCAAAAAATACAAAACTTGCACCGACCGCGTGTTGACCAGCTGAGACTGCTCTTGATGCCAAAAATTCGAAACTCTTAAATGGTGTCAGATTAGGAATAATCATTGATGTTAGGTTTTTTGTTGGCTCAATAAATATCTTTTTGGGTGACTTTCTAAAAAACTCTTTATATAAAGAACGAACAACATTTGATATTTTTCGTGGTTCTTTTGTAATAGGATTAAGGGTACTTCTCTGAACTTTCTTTTTACAGTTTTCAATATACTCTTCAGAAACACCATGTAATTTATACATCATTTGGCCGTGCACATCATCTATTAAAACCTTATCAGACATTTTATATATTTGAAATTTTAATTTCAGCAATCCCGGATTCTCTGATTCAGCAAAAGGTCCCGGTTTAGGGGGTGGTCCCTCTGCTGCAGTAGCTTCAGGACCCTCTAGGGCATGAATATTACTCTCAGCCTTACTTTTCATATTCGCTGTCTGGATTTCTAAATGAATAGTTTCTTCACCTATAATTGGTAAAAACTCCTCAAGTCCCGTTCCATCTACAATGGTTATATCCATCTGTAAGGCCGGAGAAAATATATCCTCATAGATATTCAAATCAGAAAATGATTGTCGTAAATCTATATAACTACCCTTAGCTCCCGGCTTATGTACAGAATGTAATTCACACTTAAAAATCTCATAATCACCCGGAAAAAAAGGTAGACCGTCTTCGCTGGGATTTTTAAGGTCTTTACTTTTTGAGGTTGCTAATTCCTTAACAGCTGCCGTGGTTGTTTTTGATTTACGGCGTATAAAACTCCGGCCAAATCTTGAATCGGCCTCATCAACGGGCATATTAATCCTTTATAAAAGTTTAGTTTTATGTTCAGACATTATCAATGATGCATATGAAGACTTGAGTACTTTAATATCTCTTTTAGCTTCGTTCTGTTCAGTCTCCCAATCGTAATAATATACAATACCCCTATCATCATGTGGTAAATCCTTATAGGTGTCATAATCACATTTTATCTTATATGTAGGAATAGGATCTCTCTCACCCTTTTGTTCAACTCTATGTCTGAGAACGCGTTCATAATGATGTATTCCTTGTTGTGCAGTAGGAATAGAACCATATTTATTTTTTATATAAGTAATAAATTCTCTTGTGCCTAACGGCCAATCCCAAATTGGATCATGTATTTCATTTATAGCAAAAAGTAACCAAGTAAATTTTACATCGCCATAAAGTTTGTGCGCTGTTACATCCGGCCGTTCATTTTCTGGTACAGAATATGGTAAAAATTGAACGATTGAATCTTCGAGAACAGTTCTAATTTTTGTTCTATTCATGATATCAACAGCAATTTTTAATTTAGTTGGTTCCTTTTCACCTGTAACATTATAAGCTATTTTAGGATAATGTGAAAAAAATTCTGACATATTAAAATCCCTCCTTAACCAGTTTACGGTGTATCACGGATAATTCCTGAAATTCTAATGTCATATTCACGGATACTGGATCCGATGAACCCTCAAAAAATGCAACGGTATCCTGTGTAGTATAATCTAATGACATATCCGATAGTACGGATCTACCTATTCTAAATAAGGGGTTTGTTTTCTCTGAGGAGGCCTTGTCTAAAGGCTTACCATTTACGTAAAAGGTTATCTCAAATTCATCTGGATAGTTGAACATTCCTATAGGTGCCGCATCGGATTGAGGTGAATCGTGATCTGGGTGCATGGCCATTTTAAATGCCTTAACAATCTTTTGAACCTGTTCAGATTCGGTTGAACTCTTAGGCATCATATTAAAAGTAAATTTATGATTACGTAATTGTGTAGGGCCTTTATATGCGGCCACAATATAAGGATTTATTGACTTTCCTCGGGCAGCTGCCATAACTTCTGCTGCCGCTTCTCCACCTAAGGATTGCAAACTCTTCTGGCCAATATCCATTGCCATCTTTCCGAATTGTCCGCCCTGAGTCAATCCTTTGAACCAGCCCTTACCAATCGAGACAGCTAAATCTGCAGTATCAGTACCGGGGTCATTTTTGGCTTTCTGATATGCACTAAAGTTACTACCTGTCATACCCTCAATATTTTCATATTCTGATTTATATCCAGTAGATAATGCATCCGGAGGAATATATAGTGCTATATCACAAGTTGGTGTACGTCCTTTAAAAGAACTACCCTCAAACTGTACCCAATGTTGTAGGCCCCCTTCAGTATTTCCTCCTGCACCCAATTCAGGTGGCCATTGTCCTACAAAGGTCGTCATAGTTTATCTTTCTATAAAAAATGTTAATTATTATTACTACTATATATTTATATGGCATACAAAGGGAAGTTTCGGCCTCAAAATCATAAAAAATACAGAGGCGACCATACTAAAATTATTTATCGTTCTGGGTGGGAATTAAAGTTTATGAACTACCTAGACCGACAACCTGAAGTTATATCTTGGTCAAGTGAAGAGGTAATTATACCCTATCGTTCTCCTATTGATAATAAAGTACACAGATATTATCCCGATTTCTGGGTTAAAACTCTTCAAGGTGAATCATTAGTAGAAATCAAACCAAAAAAGCAAACACGACCCCCGAAAGAGAATCCAAAACATAGGAGACGATATCTTAAAGAAGTAAAAGTTTGGGGCATCAATAGTGCCAAATTTAAAGCTGCTGAACACTTCTGTAGAGCCAAAGGATGGGAATGGCGCATAATAACTGAAGATACATTTAAATTAACTAAATAGTTCTAGTATTTTAAATAATAAAGGAGAATATGGCGGCACCATTAATAGGAGCAGCACTTAATGTTGCTGTAACAGTAGGAAGAACACTATTAAATGCGGTCACGAATGCGGTTAGAAGTGGTACACAACAGGTACTTCAAAAAGCTTCAACTAAATGGTTTAATAAAATTGTTAAAACCAAACTTGCCAAATATGCATTAAAACAAATGAGGACACCGGGTCAGATATTAGCCCAGTCTGAACGAACAACATTTTGGGAAGCTGGTGGTATGTATTTTTTTGCGTACGATCCTAAACACAAAAAAACATTACCATATTATGATATGTTTCCTTTAGTGTTACCAATAGAAAAATATACTGATGGATTTTTAGGTATTAATTTTCATTATCTATATCTCAAGGATAGAGCCATATTACTAGATCAACTTATGGCATTTGCAAATAATAAAGAATTAGATGAAACAACAAAAATAAAATTATCGTATCAAAGTTTAGGAAATTTTACAAAATATAGAAGAGCAAGGCCTTGTATTCATAGATATCTAGATCAACATATGAGATCACCTATGGTACCTGTTGGAGCTGAAGATTGGGGTACAGCACTCTTTTTACCTGTAGAAAGATTTAAAGGAATGGACAAAACACACGTTTGGGCCGAAAGTCGATCTATTATGCAAAACATTCACTTATAAGGAAACATAATGCCGGGAACACCTCTGAGTCCAGATACCTTCATGTCAAAAGTTGGAAATGAAGGGGGTATATCAACTAGAAATAAATTTTCGGTTATGGTTACACCTCCATTTGAAATGCCGTTGAATAGTCAGTCAACTAAAGCACAAATGGTTTGTCATACAATACAGTTGCCCGGAAAATCATTAAGTCGAACAGAAGATAGAATATATGGTATTGATGTCCAAAAACCATATGGCGCTACATTCGAACCAGTAACATTGGCCTTCTACAATACAAATAATTTTAAAGCTAGAGAATTCTGGGAAATGTGGTTGGAATGGATACAACCGGCTGGTTCGCGCAATATTCGATATTATTCAAAGATGATAGGACAGATACAAATTTATCACTATTCTGAGGATATTGAATCGCCAATTCCCGGTGATCAAAATTATGTCATGACATTAAATGAAGCGTATCCTATGTCTTTAGAAGAAGTAGAACTTGGTTGGGATAATCAAGATGTAATGGACTTTCAAGTTCAAATATCATATAAAGACTGGAGTGGACGCACGCCACGCGGGCACTGGTCAGTGCAGTCGTTGCAGGACTGACTCCATTACCTAGCGCATCAGGATCAAAGGTCAGAGGTGACACTGCTAATCCGCATACTAGATGAAACATGAAATGAATATTTAAATTATAGGAGAATATTATGGCATTACCAAAAGTGGCAGTAGCCACTCATGAATTGACAATCCCTTCAACGGGACAAAAAATTAAATACAGGCCTTTTCTTGTAAAAGAAGAAAAGTTATTAATGAT